ATCCGGGTCCGTCTCTCGGTCACGGTCGGTCAGCACCACCTGAGCCATCACCTCGCCGGGCGTGATGGTGGCCTGGGTTGTCTTGCCGAACGTGGTGGGCGCTGCAAAGTCCTGCGTCTCTGCCACTGTCACGGCGGTGATCTGCGGGCGAATGGACACATTGCGACTCATCCACCCCGTAGCGGAGCGGTTATCCACCAGCCCCACCATGAGATTCATTTCGCGAGCCACGAACAGCGCCCGATCATAGATCGTATTGAACAGGCTGTTCAGGCTCGACAGTTGTGTAACTGCCATTTCTTAGCCTCCGAATATCTTGGATGAACTGCGGCCACCCCCAAAGAAGCGGTCCTTCAGCTCACCATCCGTCTCTTTTGCGTTCGCACCATTGCGGCCCGGATTCGCCGTGTTGCCCCCCGCCGCTCGTGCAGCGGGCGCCAGCTTGGCGAGTGTCGCCATGGTTGTCTCTTCGTCCGTCAGGTCCAGCCGTGACAGATCGAGTAGCTCAACCACGTCCGGGTCAGCGCCGACCTTGATGGCCATCTTGAGCACTGCCGCCCTCTTGGCGGATGCCTCAGATTCGACCGTGCGTCGGTCCAGCTCCGCCTGCATCTTGGCCAGTTGCTCGCTCAGCTTCTGCTCGGCGCTCTTCTGTGCCTCGGTCAGCTTCTCAAACTCCTCCGCCTTGGGCGTCAGGTCCTTCAGCTTACCCTCGGCATCTCGCAGCTTACTGCGCCAGCTAGCGGCCTCTTGCCGCAGTTTGGTCACGTAAGCAGCGTCAAACGTTTCGCCCTCGTCCCCGCCTGGGGTTTCTGGGGTTTCCTGCGTGGTCTGATTCAGTTCGTCGGCCATTCTGTTGCCCTCTCTGTCACCTGGACAGTCGTTGAAGTCCTATGTACGCTTTGCCAGCCGCATCAGGCGGCCGGCCTTGCTTTGTCAGCACGTCCCCCAACCACTTCGCCAGCTGGCCGGGAAAGACAATGCGGCGCTCGCTTGGTCCTGCTACGCTGTCGGGCGTTGGTGCGCCCAGGGTCCACAGGTCCTTGATGGTTTTCTCGCCCCACACATAGCCCGCCGTGACCGGCATCAGAATGGCCGTCAGTTCGGCCAGTGTCACCTGAAGCGGTGGCATTGAGCGCCACTCAGCTATAGAAGCTGAATCCTCGACTGACATCTGTTTCTGGCTCATTCTCCACCTGCTCTAGTAAGTGTACCACCATTTGCGCTACACGTCGCCCATGGCCGTCTGGTAGCCCGTAGCGGGCAACTAGCTGCATGTACCGGGTGCGCACAAACTGCTCTGTACCCTGCCGGTCCAGTTGGCCGGCCGTGTAATCCCGCAGCATCTCATCCGCTATGCGCCGGGCCACCTGGGACAGGTCCACTCGTGCGGCCCCACCTAAAACAACGTGGGCCAGATAGGCGATGGCCAGGGTGTTGACGATGACGGCCAACAGGATGCTAGTCAGCACGGTTGCCCCTCCTCTTTTCCAATACAATCGCCCTAGCCCAATCTGGCAGATCTGAAATGGCTTCGCTTGCTTCTATTGCCGCTAGTAGGCGCTTGGCCTTTTGGGGATTAGTTACCCTCAATTCCTTCATGGCCAGGGCGCCTAATCTGCTTAGTTCTGGCGTCATCTCACCACCTGCACAGCGCGCCTGTTCAATAGGTTCACAAAGTCAACATCTTCCCGAATGCGCACCCGCACTGCATCGAACCCCATCGATGCAGCGAAAACACCAGGATCATAGAGCATTTCGGCTATTGCGTCCTTTTCTGCCCTAGTGCGTGCGCTCCGCAGGAGTTCCGTTTCCTGCTGATCCCGCAGAGCAATAAGGTCATCATACGAGATCACCCTTGCATCTGGGCGCAACACCATTCTGAGAACATTTGAGGATTCCCCATCACCATATGTTAGAGCCGTCTCCATGCCCTTACGACCCGAAGCCGTATAGGTTCCGTCCCCATACATTCCGTAGCCAGGATAATACACGCCAGACCTAAACTCTTCCATGAGTTCCGATACTGGCCTCGGTTCGTCTTCACTGCTGATTCCCCTCCACAACTCTTCTTGCCCTAGCTTGGCGAGTCTGTCAGCCTCTGCTGCGGAGATGACATTAGGCAACCCATCGAAGCCCTGATCTGCATACACGGAACCGAGAAGCCTGTTTCCGCCACTACTCTTTGTCTGAATCCCGGTGCCGTCAACAAGTTTTTGAAATGTGGGAAGCCCAGTAATTCCCCCAGAGTGCGCAGCCGGGATGATACTAGCGACCTCATGCACACCTCGCAAATGCGCAGCCCCACCGCTGCGCCCGTTCAGCACGTCCTGTATGCTGCGCTCCACAAACGATACACCGAACGTCTGTGAATCCCGTGCGCCGAGGAAGTCCATCAGCCCATGGCCCTGCTGGAATAGCTCGAATTTACCAGGCCCCATCATCCCGCGCTGCGTGGAACCGCCCAGCTGCCCGAACCACTCGCCAGCCGTGCCGACGAACTCGCCCCCGCCATCCTGCACCCGGCGCACCCTCGGCACCTGGAACGGTAGCACGGGCACCATGGTGCAGCGGCAGTTGACGTGTGACTGCATCGGCTGGTCGATGGGGAATGTCTGCCCGTCCAGTGCCAGACAGGCCAAACAAGTCCTGTCGCTCAGCGTTGCCAGCCATTCCCATTCCTCAATCCCATTGGCGGCATAGTTGGCCCGTGTCGCCTCTCGGTAGCTGCGCAGCGTCTCAGTGCGGGCGATGCGCATGGCCCTTGTCAGCCCGATGCCCATGGTGCGACGCAGTTCTGCGGCCGTCTTGCGCGGATTCCAGCCACCGGCTAGGCCCCTGCTTACCACGTCCCGGATGCCGTCAACCACTTCGTCACTCAGCGCCGACGCATTTGCCGAGCCGCGTAGGAAGTAGTCCCGGAGCGGCGTCCCGTCTCCCAGCGTGCCCACCAGTTGAGACACAGCCTCAATGGGCACCCGCTGGAAAGCCGGCAGAATGTCCTGAAGCGTTCGCCCGCCGGGTATCCTCACCGTTTCGGCCATTCCCGTTTCGGTGCCCACCCTCAGAAGATGCTCAGACTGCACCAGCGCCGCCGTAGCTGCCCTATCCTGCTCATTGGCCACTGCACCCGCTGCGAACTCTCCGAAGCCGTCTATGGCTGCTCTGGTCTGTGTGACCAGTTCCCGGTACTGCGCGCTGCGAATCACACGGCCGGCGGTCACCAGTTCGCCAGCGTCCAGCTTGCCCTGAATGAACACGTTCAGCAGTTCGAAGCGAGCCGTAGCATCTCGGTAGATGCGCCCGTAAGCGTCCGCCAACTGGCGCAGAGTAGCGGCGTCTCTCGCCCGCACCTGCGCAGCGTATGCGTCAGCTTGCCGGTACAAATCACCGATTGGCATCTACTGCCCCCCGGTCGAAGGCCCGCAACAGGAATCCGCCTACGCTGTCTTGCTGTTGCGCCTGCTGGGTAGCCTCTTCCTCAATACGCTGCTGTTCCCGCTCGGCATCGTAGCCCCGCCGCTCCAGGTACGTTTCTAGACTCAGCCCGGCAGCACGGTCGGCGGTCAGTGCCTGCGCCTGCTCCACGATGTTGGCCGGCAGCGGGTCGGCCCATACATTGGCCACGCTGAAATCACCACGCCCCGCCAGCACGAGCAAGCGCCGGTTAGCCTCTGCCATCATGCCGCCGTAGGTGTTGCGCTTGACCATGGTTGCTTCTAGCAGGTCGCCGTATAGGATGCGCAGCGCAAACCCTGACATCGCGCCGACATTTACCTGATTCGGGTCCAGCTCGGGCACGCTGGTAATCTTGGCGTAGGCATTGCGCAGCTCTTGGAGGTAGGCGTAGGCGCTCTGTAAGTCGCTGTCCATCTCCAGGTTGAACACCTTTGCCGCCTCGTTGGGGATGGTCCAGAACTCCTCAACGGCTGTACTCTCCAGGGTCTTAGCCCCGAACCCCGTGCCGATGGTCTTTGGGTGCGAATGAAAGCGCAAAATGCGGCTGATGTTCGACGCCGTGAAGTTTATGGCGTCATTTAGATCCGCCTCTTCCAGGTCGCTGATGCCCCAGACCTCGTTGGGCGATGGCAGATTCTGGATGGTGAGAATCGGTGGGAATGGATAGGCCCACGCTGATTCGTCCGTCACCTGCCACACGCTGCCCCCGCTACGGGTCTCTTCCTCCGTGATGAACCAATCCCCATTGTCCTGCATGTCAATGCGATGTCGTTTCCAGTCCTCACCGGAACGCCACACCTGATGATAGGCCCGCACATCCTCTATGTCATCTTCGTTGGAGATCACATCTACCGTGGATGGGTCCAGGTTGACCAGGCGTGGCAGGCTGTCCCTCACCCCCGGTTGCTCTGGGTAGATGCGCACGAACGCAGTACCACACACGCCACCATTTAGGGCGATATTCTGTAGCAAAGCCATCTTGCGCTCATTGCCACCCCACACCAGATCCAGGTACTCTTCTTCCGCCGTGCGCCCGTCTGAATTGTCAATCTCGAACTCTACCGGCTTGCCGTAGAGGAATGTAACGCCCTTGTTTACCACCCGCTTGGAGTAG